ATGGCAAATAAAATAGTTAACGCAAAAGGAATTGATATTGGGATTTACACGAAAGATTTTGAAAATGAATATATTTCGTTGACAGATATTGCAAAATATAGAAATGATAATGATCCCAGATTTGTCATTCAGAACTGGATGCGAAACAGAAATACAGTTGAGTTTTTTGCTGTTTGGGAAGAACTTCATAATCCAGATTTTAACCGTGTGCAATTCGAGGCGGTTAGAAGTGAGGCAGGATTAAACAGGTTTGTTATGACGCCAACCAAATGGATTGAACAGACCAATGCTATTGGAATAGTGTCAAAAGCAGGCAGATATGGTGGAGGAACTTATGCACATAGCGATATTGCAATGGCATTTGCTACATGGATTTCTCCGGAATTTCAACTGTATATTATGAAAGATTACCGCAGGTTAAAGCAAGATGAAAATAGTCGACTTTCATTGGACTGGAACTTGAACAGAGCTTTATCAAAGGTGAACTACCGTATTCACACGGATGCGGTGAAGGAAAGTATCTTATGTTCTTGTATTTAAACTTTCCAGATTTGGAAGAAATGCGGCAGATGTACTTGCAACATTACAAGTAATGCAGGATTTTGGAGTGAATCTGATTTGTGTGGAGGACGGAATAGATTCATCCAAAGATGCCGGGAAGCTTATGATATCTGTTCTGTCAGCAGTGGCAGAGATTGAACGTGAGAACATTCGTGTTCAGACAATGGAAGGAAGGATGCAGAAAGCCAAGGAAGGTAAATGGAATGGTGGTTTTGCACCATATGGATATTCTCTCATTGATGGAAAATTGGAAGTAAATGAAGAAGAGGCAGTGGCTATCAGAATGATATTTGACCAATATGTAAATACGGATTTGGGTGCAAATGGAATTGCAAAGTATCTTGAAAATCATGGAATCCATAAGATAGCCAGACAGAATGGTAAAAATCCGTTATTTGCTGCTGCTCTTATCAGAAGGATTATACAGAATCCGGTTTATAGTGGTAAAATCTCTTATGGAAGAAGACGGACAGAAAAGGTTCATGGTACAAGAAATGAGTATAGGCAGGTTAAGAAAGACGATTACCTGTTAGTAGATGGTCTGCACGAAGCTCTTGTATCAGAAGAAGTATGGGAGCAGGCGCAGGTCAAGGTGGCGGCACAGGCTAAAAAGTATGAAAAGGTCAATCGTGACAAGAGAGAAAAGATTCATCTATTATCAGGAATTTTGAAATGTCCTGTCTGCGGTGCAGGAATGTATGGCAACAAGTCTATTAAGAAACGCAAGGATGGAAGTAACTATAAGGATTTTTATTATTATGGCTGCAAACACAGAAATATGACTAGAGGTCATAAGTGTGATTACAAAAAACAGGTGCATGAAGAAATGCTGGATGCTTCTGTTGCAGAGGTGATTAGTAAACTGGTTAGTAATCCTAAATTTTCGGATTTAATCCGCAACAAAATAAATATGGAAGTAGATACTGGTGCATTAGATCAGGAAATAGAAAATTATAAAATACAATTAAGAAAGCTATATCATAATAAAGATACTATTTTATCAGATATGGATTCTCTTGATTATGAGGATACGCATTATCAGCGAAGAAAAACAGATTTAGAGAACCATTTGTACAAGACTTATGATAAAATAGATGATGCAGAGGAACTGCTGGTATCTGCAAAGACTAAGAAACGCTCTCTGCTGGCAGATAAGATTACAGGGGATAACATTTACAAGGCACTCGTGTTCTTTGATAAATTGTATGCTCAAATGAACGAAGTAGAGAAACGGGAGTTCCTGTCGCAGTTAGTGGATGATGTGCAGATTTACGAAGAACGCAAAGAGAATGGTCAGTGGCTGAAATCTATAGAATTTAAGTTGTCGATTATAGAAAAAGAGTTTACACTAAGTTTGGACAATGATACACAAAATGAGACGGTAGTCTTGATGTCACAAAAATAAAATCATGTGCCAGAAAGTGGCGTATTTCCGGGCTTTTTCGGAGGTTTGGATTTGAAGCCAGACTTCTGAAAAAGCTCGGTTTTCTTATATGGAAACATATCTACTGCAAAATGTATGTCAGCTTGTAACCTCGGATTAGATGTCACGATTTGAGGCAGTGGATTAGATGTCAGGCATTTTGGGATGATTTTTGGAAAATGAAAAAGGGTGACAACCAATCCGGCAACTCGACCATTTTGGGTGTTTGCAGGCAGTGGTATAGATGTGAGGAGGAATGAATGAGTGGCAGATATTAAATACCTGTTGAAATTTGGAAAGAGAGAACATTTGGAGAGTCTAGTAAACGGAAACATATATTGTTCAAATGCAATTACTTTCTGGGGGATTGAAGATAAACTGAAAATCAAAGGACAAGGAGATATTCTTGAAGCTGGTACTAGAATGTTTGCTCAAAAAATGATAATGCAGCATCCAGAGACCAAAGAGGTAATTGCAAAATGTGGAAAAGCAAATGGCTTGGTGAGAATAGAACCAGCAGAGAAAATGCCGGTTTTTTGCATGTTTGTTGTTTATGAAGACGATTGCAAAGTCGATATTACTGGAGTTTCAATCATCAATCTTTCAGATGATAAAAAACAGACTATTAGGGAACACTTCCCTAATGCTGATGCTGTTGCAGTAATTCCTAATCCAGAGGAATTTATTGAAGATGTTAAAAGAAGTATTGGTACTGAGATTAAGGCTGAAAAAGTCAATTATTTCTATATAGATAAAGGCTACGAAACCACCGATGGTGAAATAGCAATGGACATGGATTATATGAAATATTTGATGCAGGATGCATCTCCAGAAAAAGTAGACGGAGGAATAAGATATACTTTTTATGCGGATTATGCGTTTAGAGTTTTATTCTGCAAGGATGTATTTTTTGAGCAAGAACAGGAGTATAGAATAGTTCTCCCAAATGAGACTATAGAGGCTGGAAAGAGTTATCCTGTGCAGCTTTCAAAAGATTACGAAATAATTGATTTACATACTTTCTTTGATGATTAGAGGAGGAATAACATATGATTTCTGAAGAATTGAAGGTAATTGTGGGTGAATTTAAAGAGCAAGGAAAGATGAATTTCCTTGTAGAAACAACTGAAGACAAGATATCAGAGTTTGAGAAAGAGCATAGCATAAAGTTCCCCGCAAAATTCAAGGAATGGTTGTTGTTCTCTGATGGTGGGGAGCTTTTTTTGCCAGCTGGAATTCAATTGTATGGCATTGAACATAAGCCAGTTATTGATGTGAATGACAATTCAAGACCAAGTGAAGATTATGTTGTTATTGGGGCATTGGCATCAGGAGATCCTATTCTCTATAAAAAAGGTAGCGAAAAAATAGCAATCTATAATCAGACGGCAGGAAGAATTGAAGATGACGAAATCTATGATGACTTTATTGCATTTCTAAAAGATCTTTATGATTTGCTAGGCATAGGAGAGTGAACTATGTCTAGAAGAACATCAGAATCCAACAAGGCAATACTTGCTGCTTGGAATAAAGAGCAAGAACTTGTTCTGGAAGGAAAAGGTACAAGAGAGTGGACTCCTCGGCAACAGCGGGATATCCTTGAAAAAGGAAAAGCCTATGACGATAATGGGAAAGCTTTTGAAGGGCAGCATATGAAGAGTGCAGAAATGTACCCAGAATATCAGGGGGAACCAGGAAATATACAATTTCTTACAAGAACAGAACATTTAGAGGCGCATGATGGCAATTGGCAAAATCCGACAAACTGGTATTATAATCCAGTCACAAAAGAAAAGATTGATTTTGGAGATGGACCATTCATGCCATGTGAAATAATTCATTTACCAGAACCGATAGTGAGTATTCAATTAACGCAGGAAAATAAAAACAAAGAATCACCAAACCTTGTAAAATCTGTTAATGAGAATAAAACTGAGGATACAGTGGAAATTGGAGTTTCGCATGTAAATACACAACCAAAGAATAGCAAAGAGGCAAATTTGTCAGAGGTTGGTTTTGGACAGAACTTGAAGCGCAGAATAAAAACTATAGGGAAATCTATTGTGAAATTCTCTGCAAAGCACCCAACTATGACAAAGGTGATAAAGGGAGCCGGTATAGTTGCGGCAACTATTGTAACAACAAAAATTGCTGAATCTACAAAAAGTGGAGAATTTAGTTCAAAGAATGGTCTTTCATATGACAATGAAAATACAGATTATACAGGTTATCAAGCAGATGAAGTTGAACAGAATCGGGCTGATTTAGATGAGCTAAAAGCTGACAGAAAATATGTAGATGATCCAATTGATGTAACAGAACATATAAGAAATTTACCGGAAGGTTGGCATGCATCAGAGAAAAAGATTGCTAGCGCAGTTGAACATGGATATAATTTGCAACCTGGACAAACATGGGTTGAAAATTATACGAAAAATAAAGAAGAATAGAAAATACCCTCCCGGCCAATTAAGGTCGAGAGGGTTTCGTGCGTCTAGGGGATTATCCTTCAATATCAATTTTCAGTCCGGACTTGAGTTCCACTGTGAAGTGGTCATCCCAGATAATGATGCGATCAAGCCAGCGCTTTACCAAGGCTTCGTCGAAGGCTTCAAGGTGTGCATGCTGCTGCTTTATAAAATCCTGCAACTCGTTGATGCGGGCAATCTGTGCGTCCCTGGCCGCGGTGTCAACCGTGCATTTTTCTCGCTGTTCCCGGAGTTTGAAGATCTCGTCGGCAATCTCATCATAGGCCTCTTTGTTATTGGCTTTTTTGAGAAGCTCTTTCTGGAGCTCCTACAGTCTTTCGTTGATACCATCAGAGGTATTTTGCTGAGCGCTTCGGATCACCTTTGCAATGTTCTGTTGGAGCTGCGCCTGGTAGGTGGACTTATCGCCTAGGAGCGTGTTGATAGCCTGAACTACCACATTCTCCAATACCGGTTCATTGACTGTTCTTGCGTGGCATTCCTGCCCGGTAGGTTCCAGTCTACTGATGCAGCGCCAGACGATGGATTTGCAGCCGCGATTGTTCCAGTGAATTCTGCGGAACATTTCACCGCATTTGCCGCAAATGACAATCTGCGCAAAGCAGTGGTTGCAACTGTAGGAGCGCTTTTTGCCATTGGCGCTTGTCTTGACCACTCGCCTGCGTACCAGCTCTTCCTGCACCCGTAAGAAAATATCCTTCGGAATAATTGCTTCGTGGTTGCCCTCCACATAGTATTGCGGAACATTGCCGTTGTTCTTGACTCTGGTTTTATTCGGGAAGTCTGTGGTGTAGGTCTTCTGAAGAAGAGCATCACCGATGTATTTTTCATTTCGAAGAATCTTGTTGATGGTGCTGGTCCACCATTTTGTTTTGCCAGCGCCGGTGAGGATGCCGTCTGCTTCCAGACCTTTTGCAATCCGATCCATCGAGTATCCCTCTAGGTATTCCCGGTAGATTCGCTTTACCACTTCTGTCTGTTCCGGATCGATGATGAGATTCCCATCTGCATCCTTGGTGTAGCCGAGGAAGTGATTGTGATTTACCTGTACCTGGCCATTCTGGTAGCGAAACTGGATTCCCAGCTTTACATTCTGGCTGAGGGATTGTGATTCCTTCTGAGCCAGGGAAGCCATAATCGTAATCAGAACCTCACCCTTGGCATCCATTGTGTTGATGGCTTCCTTTTCGAAGAAGACGGGAATGTTCTTATCCTTCAGCTGGCGGATGTATTTCAGGCAGTCCAGAGTGTTTCTGGCAAATCGGCTGATGGACTTGGTGATAATCATGTCGATGTTTCCGGCCTCGCAGTCGTCAATCATACGGTTAAAGTCCTCACGCTTTTTTGTGTTGGTGCCGGAAATACCATCATCCGCGTAGATACCGGCAAATTCCCATTCTGGTTTTTTTGTATAAATTCTGTGTAATGCTCGACCTGCTCATCGCTGTCAGTACTGACTCTGCAGTACGCTGCGACTCTAAGCTTTGGCTTTGCATCCTGCTGCCTGGCAGTATTTCCGACCTGCCGTTTTGCAGGGATGACTATAACATTTCCCATTATTTGACCTCGCTTTCTATCAGGCTGTATAGGTATTCTGCTTGCCTGACCGGATTTTCATAATTCTCTGTAATATCACCAAGTTGAAAGGCGGTAGGTGGCCTTTTTATGATTGGTGCAATATAGCGGTCGTTCCGTCCGAGCTGCGTAGAGCGCTTGCTAAGCTCCGCACTGACGGCATCGAAGGATGCCGGATCAATGATGGCCGGGTAGAAGTCATCTCCGAAGTAATGCCTGTTTAGCATCATGCGCTTGGCACCAGAATGGAGTAGGTTGAGCCCGGCTTCCTTTGCAGCATTGGTAAGGGATAGACCGCTTAAATAATTCTTGTAAAGGTCTCGAACCTGAGCGGCAGCAGCTTCATCTATCACTGCCTTGCCATTTTCAATCTGGTAACCGAAGGGGGTGTGTCCCATCAAATCATCTCCTTCAAAATAAGACCACAATGAAGTGCAAAGCCGATTTTCTGGCGGCTGTAAACCTCAATGTGATCCACGAATAGTTCAAATAATTCTTCACTGTATTCCAGCTGCATTTCTCCACGTTCGCAGAAGTGTAGCAGGCGCTCCGTCTCGTATACCTTTGTGGCATCCAGTGATTGGGAGCGATTTAAGAGCTCAATTTGGTTCCTATATTCGCCAGCCTGGGAGAGAAGGACATTGTTTTCCTGGGTAAAAAGAATCTGGTCAATGTAGCCCTGTCCCATCAGCTTATGCAGGGTTTCTCGCTGTTCGGTGTTCTGCTCCAGCAGCATTTCTAATTGTTGGATATTCAGAAGCGATGCATCGCCGGTGTTTTCCTGTAGTGCTTTCAAATAAGGCTTCAAGACCAGCTTGTGGCAGTAGACCAGCTTATTGATCATCGTGGTAAATGCCAGCTTCAAATCATCATCACGGATATAAAGCATAGAGCACCTGCTGGTGTCTTCCAGGTGAGTGTTGCACACCCAGGCTGCGTATTCCCCGTAGGTGCTGGAATGGATTCTCCTACGGAAGGTATTCCCGCATTCGCTGCAGATAATCTTGCTGGAAAAGGCATAGCGCTGTTGATACTTAGTATTTCCCTTCTTGATGCCTTTCTCACTTGCCCGTTGTTCAATCAAGGCTGCTGCGGCTTCAAAATCTTCGTGGCTTATAATTGCTTCGTGGTGATCTGGCACATAGTACTGATCGAGGTGGCCGCCGTTCTTGTGGCGATTAAAATTGCTGTCTGTATAGGTCTTTTGGAAAATGCAGTCACCGGTGTATTTTTCATTCCTGATGATGTCGCGAATGCTGGTAGAGGTCCAGCGGCCGCCTTTCTTGGTTGGAACCTGTTCCTGGTTCAGCTCCTTGGCGATAGCCTCTGTGCCTTTCCCGGAAAGAAGCTCTCGAAAGATGCGTTTTACGATTTCAGCCTGTGCCGGATCCACCAGGATTTCTCCATCCTTCCAGCGGTAGCCGTAAGGCACATAGCCAAGCTTATAGGTTCCATCCAGGAAGCGTTTCTTAATGCTCCACTTGTTATTTTCGGAAATCGAAGCGGATTTGCCTTCGGTCATAGAGCTTAGGATGGAAAGAAATAGCTCACTTTCCATCGAGCCGGTGCTGATATTTTCCTTCTCGAAATAGATCGGAATATCCAGTGACAGAAGCGTTCTTACTATCTCCAAGCAGTCTGTAGTATTTTGGGAGAGGCGGCTGATGGACTTGGTGATTACAAAGTCAATTTTTTGTGCTTTACAATCTTCGATTAGTCGCAGGAGCATTGGCCTTTTATCAGCCTTGGTGCCGGTGATACCTTCGTCAAAATAGAGCCCTGCAAAGGTCCAGTCATCACGGGAGGTGATATAGCTTTTGTAGTGCTCCTTCTGTGCATCCAGACTTTCGAGCTGTGCATCAGAATCCGTGGAAACGCGGCAGTAAGCAGCCACATGGAGCTTCTTTTTCGAAGCCAGTGAAGGTTGGATTTTATCGATTTTGGTTACCTTCTTCATGGTGATTCACCTCCTTTGTCAGTGTAAGATTTTCATAGATTGTCCTTTCTACCAAAAAGGTGGTGAGATTGCTCCCACCACTTCCTTGGATTCTTTTTCAGTAGATTAGTTTGTCTTCTCGTAAACCTTCATGCGAGCTTCGTGATATTCAAGATCACGCTTAGCACTTTCCTGTTCGCGAATCTCACGCTTGTGGTCATTGATGAGGTTCTGGATCGCAGTGATAAGGAATACCACACTGAACAACAGCCAGATTGCAAGAAGAACAACAACGAGAATAGTCTGTAACATTTCCATAGTTGCCACCTCCATTAATTAAGGAAATCGTCATCTTCATCAGATGCGAAATCAGACTCAGCACTTGCCTTACCACCAAGAGGCTCACCGTCACGAATCTTCTGCAGATTGTTAAGTCCACAGGCGATACCCTTGTTACCGGAGCTGTTGAATGCATAGAAGCTGATGCTGGCACGACCATACACACCAGAGTAAACCTCGGAGCGAGTAAGGGTCGGATTGCGATCTGCATCCACGATGCCAGGAGCAGAGGTTGTATTGGCATTTACGAAATAAGCATTGGCGTAGGCCGGATCGTCCGGATGCTCCATGTCGCCATCACGAAGCGGAGTCTTGATGACAGAGAGGGCAGGTACAGACTTGCCATTGCCTTTGAGCTTGGCCTCGCCTTTCTTGTAAGCGGCCTCGATGGCAGTTTCAATCTTGGCGATGGTCTTGGTATCAGACTTCGGAATAATCAGAGATACGCTGTACTTCGGTGTACCTCCATTGATGGATTTCGGCTCCCAGACGTTGGCATAAGACCAACGAGTGTCAGGACCAGTGATTACCTTCATAGGATTGTTGATTTTTACATTCTTGTTCATTTAATTTTCCTCCATAAAATCAGTTTTTGCATTGTTCATTGCCGGACGTTTATCGCTCTCCGGTACGAGCGTCGGTTTACCTTGAGGCTTTTCAATATAGGCGGTAAGCAGCTCATCGAATCTGGATTTGCCAAGACGCTTCTGCATGGCAGTGATACCAAGGAGCTTCTTTTCATATGGATCAAACCCGGCATCTGTAACTGCCTGGATGACTGCCTCCTCATTGGAATACTTGCGGTTGGATCTACCTTCGACCAGCTTCCAGCCAGCCCATTCCTTACCGCTGATGGCCTGCTGCAGAGCATATTCCTTGATATCGGATGCCCAGGCAACTAATTCATCTGCACGAGAGAGGATGTATTCAATCTCCGAATCCTCTAAAAGAGGTGGAAGCTTGAAATCGTACTGAGCCAGTGTGAGATTGGCCTCGGCTCTGGCACGGCATTCGTGCTTGGCCTTGCAGAAACCACACCATTCGCCACAGAGAAAGTTCCCATCTCCGGCAAAGGCAAGATCTGCGGTCGGCTTCAACACTTCATTCGCCCACATGTACAGCTCTTCCTTGGAAAGCTCGAAGGTGGAGATGTTCTGACGTCTAGGCTGATAAATGGTCATGCTGACGTTATCAATGTCGTAGATGTCATCAAAAAGCTCCAGGGCTCCAAGTGCGTAGCACTTCATTTGCGGATTAGCGGTCGCATCTACGAGGACTCCAAGACCGTGCTTGTAATCGCATATTCTCAAGGTGCTATCTGCAATGATGATGCAGTCAGCGGTTCCGAAGCCCTGCTCCACCCAGCGAGAAAAATCTACACGCTGTTCAAGCAGAACCTTCGGGTCAGCGCAGCTTTCCTTGGCGGCCTCTACCATTTCAAGGATGTAGGCGGCATAGCCATTGGCACAGTCCTCCATTTCCTCGTTGTACCAGGTGAGATTTTCCGTCGGATCACTGGCATCCATGCCCAGTGCCTTTTTCAGCTTGTACTCACAAAACTCGTGAGCATTGGTGCCTTCCGCAGCATAATCGCTGCCTTTATCCTCGTAGGTCTCGCAGAGTCTTGCGGAAGGCGGACAGTGAAGCCAGCGGTCTGAAGAGGAAGCAGATAAGGTAGCGTGTCCTTTAGGTGGCATCGTCAAGCACCTCCGCATCCTTTAACAAGGCTTCATAGTGCTTCGGATCAACAGCAGATAGCTTGGAAGCACCATACTTCTGAAGTAATGTACGGATAGCAGCGGTATGCCCGGCACGGGACTTCTCTGCTAAGACAGCTCGTACATCTTCAAGTTTGAGTTCCGGTTTCTTTTCTTCCTTGGCAGCAGGCTCTTTGGCAGATGCTTCATCAACAGTGCCACCAAACTGTTCTGCTAACCAGTTGGCTGCTTCGTTAATAGCAGCGGCTGCACTGCGCAGCTCTTCGATGGTCATAGCCATATCGCTCATTTTGTTCATAGCGACGTTCTCCTTTCTCTGATTGTCTTTGCTGTGCGAGGATTGTCATGTTTCTCGCCATTCTTGCGGATATGTGGGAGATTGCATTCAGTACTGCAATCAGCTCCGTGTCGTTACCGCCTGAATTGAAATAGGACTTCTTCATGTGCTTCACCTCCGTTTCTGTGATGGTTAAGGCTTGTTGTTTCGTGCCTTACATCTTCCACTGGATATGAGTGGTGGATTTGAGCGGAGAAATTTTGAAAAAATATAAAATCCCTCTGAGCATTGGTTGGTGGATGCCAAGAGGGATGAATTGCTACATATGATATGTAGGATTAATAACCACGGATTTTACGGAGCTCCGTACGGATCTTCTTCATCTGATCAGCGAAGGTGCGCTGTTTGCGGCCGAGCTGTTCTGCAATCTTACGATCAGAAAGCTCGTCCCCCAGCAGTTCAATAATGCGGTCTGCATCTGGATCAAGCTCGCGGAACCTTGCAATGAGCTGTTCCAGGAGCATCGCATCAGAAAGAACATCCTCCATAGTTGGAGTAGTATCGGGAATAGTGTCATACAAATTTGCGTTACCGTCTTCCGTCGGAACGTCAAGGGAAAGCATGTCCCCGGCGGCATGATATTCGCATAAGTCACAGTTGCCATCGCATTTCCAGATATACTTTCTGGTACACATACAGCGGTGATGGTGCTGTTTACGCTTCTGGGTAGTCCAGATCTCAGGATACAAAGCTCTGTACTGAGCCTCAGTGATTTCGACGAGTGTAACCTTGTAAGGATTGCTCGCGTCGCGAAGCGGAAAATAACGTCTTTTACTCTGATTTGCTTCTTTTGACATTTTAAAACCTCCATCTTGTCAATCCGAGATGGAGGTTCCGTACTGTTACCGGCAAAAATGTATAGTGGTACCACGGTCAGGAGAAATCTCCATCTCATGTGTGCCACCAGCCTTTCCAGGTGCCAGAAGCTTATATTTAGTTTTGTGATAACCTCAGCACTGGAAAGCTGTCTGCGCAAACTACTGAAGTGATTAGGAAAAAATAGAGTGAATTTCTAATGTCACATCGCTGAACTAAAATTTGTGATTGCAAACAAAAAATCGACAATTAAACATTTCTGTGATATAATTTGAAAATATATATATTTGTCCGAATATTCACTTTCTTTCCTACGAACAAAGTATATAGGAAAGAGCGATTTTTACCGAACAACGCTGTACATACTTATACATGGTTGTACATGTTTAAATGAAATGGAGGTGCTTGGGATTGAAAGAAACTGAATTCAGTGTGTTTGCTAGTAAATTAGCAACGTATTTTCAAGGAGAAAGATCCCCAGAGGAATTTACGAGGACACTTTTTGAAAAGGTATATCTCAATTCCAAAGGCGATTCTCTGCTACATGACATGGAAGCAAGAACCTTACGTGGCTATTTCTATGGCGAGCATGACATTTCAAACGTGGCTAAGAAAATTAGCAGTGATTTGGATTCTGCATATTTTGAGAAGTTTATCGATACCGAGACGGACGATACAATCAATGGTTTATGTGATGATTTTGCTGAAGAATGTCCTGGTATAGACGAGACAAACTTCAAACAGAGAATTTCTGAAAGGTTCAAGCAGATTATTCATAATGCCGCTGCACCAAAGCGTAGGACAAAGAAGAAAGGACTCACTTTACGTTCGGATGCAATTATTTCTCCATCCATAAAAGAAAAATATGGAGCTTTGTTGGTGGCAGAAGAAAGAAGTGTATGCCCAAATGATGGATGCTGTGCACCATTGTTTGTCAATGTTGGAGGAAAACTTGGACCAAACTATGAGGTGACCTACATAGATTCTTCTATGGCTGAAGAGAGCATGGAAAATATGATCGCACTTTGCCCATCGTGTTATAGCCGGTATATGGCGGGGAGAACTGCAGCACAGATTCAACGTTTAAAGCAAATAAAAAAAGACCTCGTAGATGATTACGAGGCAAAGGAAGTTGGAGCATCACAAAGAATTGAAGATGGCATACGTAGAGTCCTTGAAAAAATACCGGAAATATCACCACCAGAAGACGTGGATTTGAATTATGATCCGGTGGAATTAAGGCAAAAGATATCTAAAGACAATTTAATGCTCTATTTGAAGGTTAAAACAAATGTAAACATGTATAACAGTGCAGTGGAAGAAGTGTTCTTTGAACTGAATGAAGAACGAATTCTTCGTTTTAGACCATTTTGTACACAAGTGAAACTGATGTATCTGAATTTTGCGGATAAAGATTGGTCACAGGGTAAGATATTCGAAAAAATGGTTGACTGGCTGCAAAATGCTACGAATGAGGATAGAAATTCGTGTGAAGTGATTATTTCTTACTTCATACGGAAGTGTGAGGTGTTTGATGTTATTACCGAATAAATTAATACCGTATGACCAGAGCATCTTGTCGAAACTGCCGATCATATTGAAAGAACTAGATAATCACCCGATACCTGTGCATGAACTTTATAAACGGGTGATAAAGAAGATGTCTGGTGTCAATGAATTCATTGATGCATTAGACTGTTTGTATGCACTTGGAAAAATAGAATTTGATGAAAAGGAGGAGGTACTGCGATATGTTGTATGA